GTTTAGACAAGCCTTACTAGCCAAGCAGTATAAAATAGCATCAATGGAAATGTTAGATAGTTTGTGGTCTAGGCAACTACCGAACAGATCAAAAAGACTAGCCAAAAGAATGAGAGGTTTAAAATGATTAATTTATTAAGTGCTGCTGCACCTATGATTAAAACTTTATTTAGTACAATAGATAAAACAATAGACAACAAAGCAGAAGCAGAAAAGATCAAACAAAAAATTCAAGAACAATTAATTTCAGGACAACTTAAAGAATTAGAAGCACAAGCAAAAGTCATTACGGCAGAAGCCAATGGTAGTTGGCTACAAAGAAACTGGCGACCATTATTAATGCTTACATTTGCAGGATTAGTTGTTGCTCATTGGTTTGGATTTACTGCACCAAACATTCCTGAGAGTGTTCAGAACAGTTTATTAAATATTGTGTTAGTAGGCGTAGGTGGATATATTGTTGGACGATCTGGCGAGAAGATCGCAGGTAAATTTAAGAAGGAGTAAAATATGAAAAACTGGATAATGGAAAAAGTGTATTGGGTACTAGATGAACTAGATCCGTATTGGACTTGGAATAATTTATGGAAACTAATTGCAGCTTTTGTTGTGATTTGGTTTGTTCATGGATTAATGCATTAATGATAACAACTACCTCATCACTATCAGTTTTAATTAAACCAAGAATAATTGGTAGTAAGGGTAGAACATTTAGAAAATTATCATTTGGTAAGATACCGATTAAGAAACCTAAATTACGAATTGGTAAAATAAAAAAGGCAAGATGATTATCACCTTGCCTTTTAACTTATATACACAAAACTAATGATTAAATCATATATTGGTCTCCTATAATTAATTAAGAAAATTATAATGAAACATAAATCTGAAACAATAATTTATTGTGAATTTTATGATCACTCATCATCTACTAACTCTTGGCAAACTTATGAAGAAATTTTATCTGATCTAGATCCAAAGAATAACATCATCAAAGCCGTAGGAAAATTAATAGGCGAAACTGAAATAGCTTATAAAATAACTTCTATGTTTGGAACTGATTGTGCAGGATCAGGTCACTCTATTATCAAATCTACCATAGTGCGTGAAATCAGGTGGGAAGTGCCATTTAAAACCCCCAAAAAAGCCGTTTTAAAGACCATACAGTAGCCTTTTAATCTAAATAGCTGAAATAGTACCCTAGAATGAGAAAAGGGGTAATCAGTTTCCCAATTACCCCACAGGAGGAACTCTTATCCGCTAAAAAATAAGATAATTCTTAGATACACTAAAATCACCTAAAAACAATGCTAACAGGTATATTAATTATTTATAATTTAGTTGTTGACGAATTGTAAAAAAAAGTGGTATAACTAATCATGCTAAAAAATACAGGAGAACTTAAAATGAACAACGATCACATTACAGTAAACTACATTAACGAAACTGATAATAATGCTAATTATTATTTTCAAGTTTATAGACTTGAGGAAGATGGTTATACAATTAAAAACTTTTTAGATGGTGTTAAATTCAAAACACCAGAGGAAGCAAATAATTGGATTTACAAAAACTATCCAGATGAAGATGATTATTTATTTCTTAACATTATGCAAATTCCAAATCATATTCCTGATTATTGGCATCATCATTTCACTGCAGAATTAAGTTCTGATGAGTTCTATGAACACAATCAAGAGAATGGCATAAATTCAGCTATTAATTGGACTAAAGCAAAAAAGAGAGATCAATACATAAAGGAGTGTGCTTAGGCACACTTCTCAGGAGGTAAACAATGCTTAACTTAGCACTAACTACATTCGCACACATAATTATGATTGCAGGTTTCTTATGGGCAATCAGAGAAATAATTAACATATTTGTTAAGGGGGAATAATGAATAATCTAAAAAAGAAACTATCCGACCAAGTTTCAGAACTTGCAGTAAAAGATATTGATGGTGATGGTGAGTTGTATGATATGACATCTGAAATGTATGACATATATGTTTGGGCATTGTCTAATGCACCTATTCGTCAATTAAGAGAATGGAAAAAAGAATTTAAACAAAGACATAAAGAACAGGAGGAACAAGAATGAATTGGACTATGCACTACGGCTATTTAAACGATAGCGATACGATAGACACAACAGTTTTTGTTAAAGAAAATGATCGCAGCTATATTGCAGTTGCGATCTTCACTGGGAAATCAAGATCAGTTTATAAAAAAGATAAAGATAAACTTTTTAATAGATTATCTGATCCTAAACTCTTTACAAAAAAAGGGATGATCAATTTTGTTAATCCCAAAGACAAGGCTCTAAGAGGTTTTATGCACAGAATATTTGAGCAGAATAACTACACTAGAGAAATCAAACAATTCTTAAAAGGAGAAATGAAACATGACTACTAAACTAGAACTAATCTATGGCAAGAAGCCAAAGAGAGATCAGTTCATCACAAAGGCTCTACCTATAGATTTATGTGATGATATTGAAAAAGAAACTGAAGGATATGATGCACCTTTTTATATTAAGGTGAAAGCATTATTTCTTCATTACAAACAAACAAAGAACGCTAAATATTAATCAAAGGAGGAACTCAATATGCAAGAAATAGAAAAATCAGTCTGTGATGTTTGTCATGGTAATCACTATTTCATTGATGATGATGAAAATGTAAACCAATGCCCTGAGTGTACAACTCAAGGCTATGTAGACGAACAGGAGGATATACCCAATGAAACAAGAAGCTAAACCATTCATGCACATCTTAGAGAAGTGCTTTGAACGAGATGGTAAATTTGAGATACCACTTATTAAAAAACAGGAGGTGAAAAATGAGGATATCAATTATACTACTTATAATTTTTCTAAGTTCATGCTCATCAAAGATAGTTCACGATCCGAGGGGAAATAAGGGTAGCGAAGTGGCATTGAGATATTTAGATGATAAATATAGCTGCGAACAGTTAGCTAAAGACAATACGAACAATATTGTTGAAGGCTATAAGGTAGTTCATAATTGGTACATCAGACCATCTTTTCTTTTCTTAATAGACAAGATGGAGTATAGTTATGATAATTTAGTAAAGGAATGTTTGCGAGGTCGCGGACACTCCATACTTTAGGAAGGAACTTAATATGGAAATAAGAACAGACAAGCTGCTAGTCGCACTTGAAGCAGCAAAGAAAGAGTTTAAGCCATTACAAAAAAACGGCAAAAACAATTTCTTTAAAACTCAAAACGGAGTGCATGAATACAGTACATTAGTTGATATTAAAAATGCTACAGATGCAGCATTAAACAAATATGATCTATCATTGTATTACACAATCACTTTTGAAAATGATCTACAATTCTTGACTACGAATTTAGTACACACAGGAACAGGTCAATTCATACAATCAAAGTCAGTTTTAGGTAATTTATCAAACACACCGCAGCAAAACGGATCGGCGGTGACTTACTACCGCAGGTATCACATACAGGCTATGTTGAACTTAGAAGCTGATTTTGATGATGACGGAAACAAGGCATCCAAGCCTAAAGCTAATGACAACACAACTTTTAAAGGAGGTTTATAAATGTCATACATAACTTTATTTTTTAACGATAAGAAAACAGAAGGTGATAACTTACCTTTGTATGCTAATGGTAAAATCAAATTTGATGAGCCAATAGATCCTAACTTAACTTATGAGGTTGCTCTTTGGAAAAAGACACAAGACAAGAACGGCAACCCTATGAACGCTTTAACAATTAAGATTGCTCCTAGTGATTACTGGAATGATAAAGAGCAATCAGAAACACCACCACAAACACCAAAACTGGATGATCCGATCTCATTCTAAAAAGATCATCAAGGATAAAAAATACCTGATGTGGGTTTGTAGTTTACCCTGCATCTCATGTCAGGTAAGGGATGGAACTTATAATATCAGTGAAACGATACAGGCTCACCATGTTCAACTTAGAAGATATGGTGCTATGATTAGAGATGATAGTAGAGTAGTGCCGCTTTGTTTTTACCCATGTCATCACTTACTACATACTAAATTTGGGGAAAAGAAATTCTGGGGTGATCTAAACTTTGATCCGATCAAGTACGCTGATAAACTATATAAACACTACAAGGAGAAACTAAATGCGAAAAATAAGAGAGTACCCAATTAAATCTCTATTCAAGGGATTTGCACCAGTAAGAGATAAGATCATTAATGATTGTGAGCGTAAGAACTGTGATATTAAAATTATAGTTTATGGTAAAGAGATGGTTTTACCGATAGAGGAGTTTAAGAACTTCTCTTATTCTGTACCTGTCAAAGATAAATTTACTTCCGATGTTCATCAATTACTGTATTTTGAATTTAAAGAAGAAAATAAACAACAAACAAATTTATTCTAAGGAGGAACTATGAATAAAGAAAACTTTAGTAAGTTTGACTTACTGCCAATGAGTTATTCAAAATTAAACTCATTCAAATCATACCCAACACAGTTTATCATAAATAAAATCTACAAGATAAACACAGGCACAAATCCTGCTATGTTTACAGGGATCATTGTTGAGGAACTATTAAAGGATCTATTAGAAGGTAATGATAGTGAACAAAACACGCAATACGCTTTGAAAGACTTTCAAAGAGAACTATCTGATTATCATAATCAGGATGAAGTAGCTAAATACTTAAAACTAATTCCAAAGTATTATGAGAATTGTAGAGCCTTGTTTAATAGATTTGGTAATCAACCACTTCACTCTTATCAAGAAGAATTAACTGTAGAAATAGAAGGCATTCCATTTATAGGCTATTCTGATTTCGTCTGGGATTTGGGAGAAGAAGGAATATTTGTGTTTGATCTCAAAACCAAAGGTAGAATGGCAATCAATCATAGTGATAAGTTGCAGCAGCTAATTTATAAAAAAGCCTTAGAACAAAAATACCAAAAACCAGTTCACTGCAGTTTGTTTGTAGTCACACCTACGAAGCATCACTTTGAGGAAATAGTCTTTACTGATGAGCATGAAATAGAAATTAAGAACATTCTCAAAGGTATGGATAAAGTGTTGCAATTTTGCAACACCCCTAAAGACTGGGCATATATTTATCAACCTAATGTAGATGAATTTCTATGGAATAATCCCAAGATGGTAGAAGCTAGGCGGCAAATATGGGGGATTTAATGGTAAGCAATAGAGGATTTATCCCTGCTAGAGAAAAGGTAATAGTCATTTGCACACAATGCAAAAGACCATCTACCAGATTTATGTCAATTTGTTTGAATACTTATAAACAAATCTATAAATGTATAAGTTGCTATAATTCAGGAGGTAGCACTAATGCCTAAAATGATATTTATTAATTACTGCCCAGATGATCAACTATCAGGGTGCATGATCCTAAGCTATAAAGCAGAATTAGCTTATAGAAGAATACAGGATCTAATTTATACCAATGATAATCTTTTATTTGATGATCCTATTAGTTGGGATTTAGCAACTAGAGGATTTAGTGAAGATCAAGAACAAATCAAAGATGAACTAATCAAGAAAAGAAAGATCAGCATTGAGGATGGTCAAATTAAGAATAAAAGATGTTCTGAGGAGATCCAAGCAGCAAAAGATAGACATGATAAATCAAAGAAAGCTGCAACTGCTAGATGGGGTGTTCCACTGAAGTCATTTGGTACACCAAAGGGGGATACAACACCTAATGCTAACGCATCATCCGAGCATACCCCTGAGCATATGCTTGAGGGATGCCAACCACTAACCACTAACCACAAACCACTAACTACTAATAATAAACCAAATATATACACGCAAGACTTTGATATTTTTTGGCAAAAATATGTTCTTTCAGAGAATGATAGAAGGTCAACTAAGTATGATAGTTATCAGCAGTGGAAGAAGTTGAAAGATCATGAGAAAGAATCTTTAGGAGATAAGTTCTTAACCTACAGAACTCAAAAAGGGGAATATTATAAGGCATTAGAGAGGTTTATTTCAAAGAAAATATATCTGGAAATAGTACCTGAGAAGAAGCTATCCGATCAAGAAATGAAAGATTGGAAGTTTAATTCTGATGTAGATATGCGAAGAAAAGGCATGAAACCTATGTCTTGGTCAGTTGGCTATATTCGTGAACTAGATGATTATATTGAAAAAAACCCAAAACCCATTCCTACATAGGGGTGGGTTATGGGTTATTTATTCATGAAATGGATTTTTGCCCATTGACGATCTTGTTCTTTAAACTCTACTTCTACAAATTGGTCAATGCCTTTAGGAGCATGATCAAACTTGAAAAGGTTAAGAAAAAAACGGATAGATTTGTTAGTAATATGATAAACATTCATGGTTGGAATATAAGAATAAATCTTTATCTTTGAATTGTTAAATGAGTAAATCAGATATGCAAAAACCACAGAATTACATCATAGTTGATAATGAAGATGGCACATATTCCGCTTATGTTAATTATGGTGTATTTGAAAGCAGAGAAGATGCAGAAATGAGTTTGCAATATGTGATGGATTTAATGGGATATAAACTACAACCACAGGTCACTTATCACTAAAAACCGCTAAAAATAAAGGTTTTTTATGTGTAATTTTTTTTTATTTTAGACATAAATAAGGTTGCATTTGTTATAAATATATTATAATTTTATTATAATGAATAAACAAAAACAGGAGAACAAAATGGAAAACACAAAAAAACCTTTAGACTGGCACTGGACTCACATCATGACTAACACAAAAACTGGTGAACATCTTTACATTAGACAAGATTATTGGGGTAAAGTTTATCCAACTAATTCTTATACTTTAGTTAGAGATGGTGTTGCTTTACTTAAATCAGTTTTAAGACGACCTGCACCTTCTAAGACTTGGGAACTAACTGATGATGGTGAATTATTGCAACATGAAAACTGGGGGAGAGATTAAAATGTTAAAACCTAAATTTGAAATTGGCGATAAAGTATTTGACTATTATTTACCAAAACATTGGGATAAATTTGTCACTACTTTTACTGTTAAGGGTATCTATTATCAATTACCTTATACATTAGCAGGTGCTGATAGTATTGATAGAGAATATAAAGGTAGATTTTATTATATATTGGTTGATTACGATAATCATGAATTTACTCAAAGCGAATTAGGTTTAGGAAAGAGGAGGAAGTAATTATGTTAAAACCTAAATTTAATATTGGCGATGTAGTGACAGTACAGATTGTTGGTAATACAAACCCAAGATATAGAAATAAACATCATTATCAAATTGTAGATATTGAGAATGGTCGTTATGTTTTAAATAATGGTTGGAAAGAATTACCAGATAAATTATCTAAATCTAAATTACAAGATAAATTAAAACAAAAATATGGTTGGCACTAAATGAAAAAAATAATTCATATTAATCAGCATAAGATTAAATCTAATATTAAAAAGGATAATGCAGAACCTGTGATTACCTGCAAAACTTATAAATCAAATGACTATGCACATAATGTAGAAATTAAAGACAAGGATAATAATACTGTTGCAAAGGTTGTTTATTCACCTAAAAAGCCACTACCCTGCGGTGCTAGGGTATGGATTGAAACAGAGGAAAAGATTGTTTTAGATAATGGATTATGTTTAGATAAGTAATGAATGTATTACTTAAATCAATTACAGATATAAAACCCTATTCAAGAAACCCTAGAAAAAAACTCAACCTTGATAAAGTTGTTGAGAGCATCAGAAATTATGGATGGCAGCAACCTATCGTAGTAGATAGAGCAGGAGTAATTATTGCAGGTCATTCCAGATATGAAGCTGCAAAGATATTAGAGTGTAAAGAGATACCAGTATTAATTGCTGATCTATCCCCAGAGAAAGCAAAAGCATATAGAATAGCTGATAATAAAACTAATCAATACAGTGAATGGGATTATTCCTTACTGAATAAAGAATTTACGGACTTGCTAGACATCAATATGGACTTAGAACTTACTGGATTTGATACCAAAGAACTTGAAGATTTCTTTACATTTGATAAAGAAGATGATGTAGCCAAGATTAAGACAGAGAAATCATGTCCTAGTTGCGGTGTAAAATTAAAATAGAGTACACTCTACTCATAAAGAGGTAAAAAATGGCAAGACCAAAGATATATGATATCAAAGGGGAGGAAGTTCAAAAACTAGCATCTTATGGATGCACCAATAAAGAAATAGCAGATTTTTATGGATGCAGTGCAGACCTTATTGAAAAGAGTTATTCGGAATTTACAACAAAAGGCAGAAGCATGGTTAAAATCCGTTTAAGACAACTCCAATTAAAAGCAGCAGAGAATGGATCAGCAGCAGTTTTAATATGGTTAGGCAAACAAGTTCTAGGTCAATCAGATGGCGGTAAAATGGCAGATGATGATCAACCTTTAGCATGGTCAGTTGATTAGTGATTAATTTAATTAATGATGATTGTTTAAAAGTATTACCAAAAATTCCAGATAAATCTATTGATCTAATACTTACCGATCCGCCTTATGGAACTACTGCTTGTAAATGGGATAGTGTTATTCCTTTTAAGCCTATGTGGAAAGAACTTAAAAGAATTATAAAAGATAATGGTTGTATAGCTTTATTTGGAACAGAACCTTTTAGTAGTCATTTAAGGTTATCTAATTTAGATTGGTTTAAATATGATTGGGTTTGGAATAAAAAAAAACCGAGTAATGTTTTTTTAGTTAAAAAACAACCATTAAAAAATATTGAATTAATAAGTATATTTTATAATAAACAACCAACCTATAATCCTCAACCAACACTTAAAAGCACAGGAAAAGGTTTTAGTCAAAAAAATCATAATTTATTTCATAAAGATAACACTAAAGGTGTTGCAAAAGTAATAGATAATAGAAATACAACTAATATTGGTTATCCAAAAGTTTTATTAGAACATATAAAAGTTTTAAATAATTTATCTAAAGATAAAGTTGGATTACATCCAACACAAAAACCAATAGAACTTTGTGAATATTTAACAAAAACCTATACTAATGAAAACCATACAGTTTTAGATTTTACTATGGGATCTGGCTCTACTGGAGTTGCAGCTAAAAACTTAAACAGAAATTTTATTGGGATAGAATTAGATAAAGAATATTTTAAAATAGCAGAAAATAGAATAAATAGTGCCTTTATCTAAACCCCAAAAACAAATATTACAATGTGATAAACGCTTTAGAGTATTAATTACTGGAAGAAGATTTGGTAAGACGTTTTTATGTGTTCAAGAAATAGCTAAGTTTGCTAGATATCCTAAAAAGAAAGTTTGGTATGTAGCACCTACTTATCGTATGGCTAAAGACATTGTTTGGAATGATCTTGTAGACCGCATGACGAAACATAAGTGGGTAAGTAAGATTAACCATAGTGATTTAAAGGTTATTCTTAGAAATGGTAGTGAGATATCCCTGAGAGGTGCAGATAATGAGAATAGCCTCAGAGGTGTAGGATTAGATTTTCTTGTCATGGATGAATTTGCAGATATTAAAGAACACGCCTATACAGAAGTTTTAAGACCAACATTATCTGATAAGGGAAGGATGGGTGCGGCTCTATTCTGTGGAACTCCGAGAGGATTTGGCAACTGGTCATACAATCTATTTACGAGAGAAAAAGATGACGACCAATGGGCATCATTTCAATATACAACACTAGAAGGTGGTCAGGTATCTAAACAAGAAATAGAACAAGCCAAATCTGATCTAGATGAACGAACATTTAAACAGGAATATGAAGCATCATTTGTTAATTATGCAGGACAGATTTATTACAACTTTGATAGAAAAGATAACGTCATAGATAAATACACTCCTCAAACGGCAGAAATACATATAGGCATGGACTTTAATATTGATCCTATGAGTGCCGTAGTGACAGAGATTATAGGCAACAAGATCATTATCTATGATGAGATAGTGATTTATTCATCCAACACAGACGAATTAGTACAAGAGATAAAAGCGAGATATAAAGATAAGCATATCTATGTCTATCCTGATCCTGCTGCCAAGCAAAGAAAGACAAGTGCAGGTGGCGTGACGGATTTAGCCATCTTGAAAAATGCAGGATTTAATTTAAGAGTTAGAAATACACATCCACTAATTAGAGATAGGATTAATGCAGTGAACACAAAATTAAAGAACGCTAATGGAGTTAGAACTTTATTTATTGCTAATAGTTGTAAAAATGTGTTAAAAAGCATTGAACGACAAATTTATAAGGAAGGCACAACTGTACCTGATAAAGACAACAATTATGATCACATGAATGACGCATTAGGATATTTAGTGGAATATTTATACCCAGTAAGAAGGGATTTTACACCTAGTAAACCCCAGAGGTGGAGTTAATGGCAATATATAATAGAGATTTTTTAACATCAAGACACAAACACTACGAAGAAAAGTTTAAGGATTGGCATTTTCATTTAATGTCATATCTTGGCGGACAGGACTATCAAGATGGTTATCAGTTAAATAGATACATCCTAGAGACTGATGAGGAGTATTTAAAACGAGCAGAAAACACTCCTATTGATAATCACTGTAAGAACGTAGTACAGATTTATTCCTCATTTTTATTTAGAGTTGCACCCACAAGAGATTATGGATCATTAGCAGGTGATCCTCAGCTAGAGAGTTTTATTAATGA